ACATCTGTTAATATAGTAGGATTGTTATTCACTCATTAAATCTTCATAACGAGCAGATAATATAGCCTTAGTCTGATTATCCCTATTATTAATTTTATGTTGAACACCCTTACCTTGAACCGAATTACTTTCAAATATTTCTATCTTACCAATGTTTGTATTGATTTTTGCTGGATAAGTTAAACCATCAGGACCAAACCTATTCTTAATAACATGAAATCTACCTGTATTACCTATCTTATCTTCTATCTTACGACTTAACGATATAACGAAATCTGCTGTCATTACCTTAGCATAGGATTCAGCAACTTTACTAGCTTCAATCACATCTTCATCCAAAGCACTTCTATTAGCTTGACTTGCCGTCCATATTGGAATTTGCATCTCACCAGCCAAACCACGTAAGTCCTCATAGATACTCCCAAGAGCATGTCGCATCTCAGTATGTTTATTTACATCTTTCATAATATCAGCGTAATCAACCAATACCATATCAACTTTTGTTCCAAATGTTGTTACTTTTTTCAAATGAGCAGAAAGAGTATTTACTGTACAAGCTTTTGTTGGATAATACTTAATGGTTAGGTTACCTTTAAGATCGTATAGTTTTTCCATCACCTCTTCTTTATGATATTTAAGATTTTGACTTTCTACGCCTGTAAAGATACTATCGTATCTCAAACCAACATAAGCTTCATTTAATTCTAATGTATAATGAACTACATTTAAACCTTGTGAGATAGCATATGCTCCCATAGAACTTAATACCCAAGATTTACCAATACCAGCAGGTGCAACAACCACACCCAATTCACCAGCACCTAATCCACCTTGCATCAATTCATTTATTATATCCCATGGCGTAGGTGATGTAATACGGGCAGTTTCTGAATATCTTTCCTCTATATCTTGTAAATAATCATGTCCTAGGTTTCTTTCAACTCCAGCTTGCATAGCAGAGTCGATAAGTGATTTTATTTCATCAGTATTACCATCCACCTCTAATATTTGTGCTGATTGAATAACAGCATCCTTTAAAACTTGTGTTTTATGAAATTCTAATGCTTTATCTTTGATATATTCTAAATCTTCGGCTTCTATACTCTTAAAAATCTCTTTTAGTGAGTCTTTCACGGTAACCTGAAGTAATTCTGATTCTATTTCCTTTATTTTAATCTTAAATACTTCCATAGTAATGGTTGTCTTATATTCGTTGTAATATCCACGAATTTCTTTAACAATCCACTTAAATCCATCATTATTAATGTATTTTTCATCTAATATATCAACAATTTGTTCCAAGAACAGCTTATCTGTTATTAAACATACAATAAACTTTACTTGAAAGCTATATCCAAACTCTGAAATGTTTTTTGTTTTACTCATTTTTGATTTTTCCAATGATGGTCAAGTATATGAAACTCAGTTATCCAATTATCAAAATTAGGTATATGTCCCCATAATTTATCCTTTACTAACAGAGTTTGTAACTTATACTTTACCAACGATGGTGCCATTTGATTAACGGCGTCTCCTATTTTTAGTTTTATCTGATTTTTGATATCAGGATCACCCAATTGCATTAATAAATAATTCCTCATTATTATTAATTTATTATCCTGTATTAATTGGGATACTCTCGTAGATTTACCTTGTGCCATATCCAAAAGTTCTTTTGTATTAACTTCCTTATCTTCCGTTAGCAACGGGAACTCTTTTATTAAGGTCTTAACACCTACACCCCTTACTCCAGGTATATCGTCTGATTTATCCCCATCTACCACCCTACAAGTTAATACATTTTGCGGGTATACTCCAAACTCTTTTTTTATTAAATCTCTATCATATAGAACTTTCTTGGTTGGAGAATAAAGTTTTACTCTTTCATCCACTAGCTGATAAAAATCTTTATCGGAAGACATTATGGTAAATCTACTATTTTTTAAAACTACAGTAGGTATATAACTCATAATATCATCTGCTTCTAAGTTATCAACTGAAATCATGGTCATAGGTAGGTGTTCTAAATATTCAACTAATCGTTTAAGTTGCATTCCCATACTTTCTCGTTCATTTTGAGGTCCTCCACCCCAATCAACATTACGATTTAATCTACTTCTAACTTTACGACCAGATTTATATTGTGGGTATATTTTTTGTCGTGGTTTAGAAGAGTTTTTACCATCAAACACAATAATACAACGAGTTGGTTTAAACTTGTTAATTGTGTATCGTATAGATTTTAAAAACCCTACTAAACCACCTACATGAGCACCATCTTCATTCAAAGAAGGATTGACGCTGAAACTACGAATAAATGTATTAAAACCATCAACCAATAAAACATGGTCGTTTAAATCCTTAGTTTCTGGATTTACATCAATCTCTTCTTTAACTTCATAGAATCTTTTTGATAATAGATTCTTGTTGCCATCAATCATCCGCAAACTCATCTTCTGTTGTTACATCATCAATTCCTAATTTATTAGAATCATATTTAAGAATTAATTTTTCACAGATAGAGTCATATATGTGTTTTTGTGTTTCCACATCGGAAATTAAAGCACCAAAGTCTTTAGATTGGAACTTATGTTCTTTTTCGTTTTGGTCAGTATAACTATACCAAGCACCAGCTTGTTTAACTAGCTTGTGGTCTTTCATTATTCCCAACCAACTTCCATAATCATCAATACCTTTATCAAAAAATAATGGAAACTCGGCACTTCTTAAAGGTGGACCTAATCGATTCTTAATAACTTGAGCTTTAATCTTAATACCAATAGTATTCTTTTTAGCATCTTTGATTTGTCCCATGTTCTTTAATCGAATACGAGTAGAAGCGTGAAAAGGTAAAGCTTTACCACCACTTGTTGTCCAAGGATCACCAAACATTACACCCATCTTTTGGCGTAACTGATTGGTAAAGATTAAACATACTTTTTGACGAGCAGTTAATTGAGTTATTTTTCTCATAGCCTTTGATAAGACTATTGCCTTTGATGTAGCCCAACCATCTTTATCAAAGTCAGCTTCCATCTCTACTTTAGTAGAAGCAGCAGCTAAACTATCTACGAGAATTGTAACTAATCTATCTTTATCTGATTCTCTAACTTTAGTTACGATTGTTTCAATCGCATCAAAAATATCTTCTACAGTTTCTAAATGAATATACATCATCTTATCGGTATCAATACCAATAGATTGTAAAAATTCAGCAGAAACAGCAGACTCAGTATCTATGTAAACGGCTAATCCACCCTTCTTCTGTGTAGAAGCAAGAGCGTGAGCACCAATAAGTGATTTACCAGTACCTTCAAGTCCGTTTATTTCAGTAATCCTTCCAGCAGCTAAGCCACCGTGAGGTTTGTTTGATATTGCTAAATCTAATAAAGTTGAGCCAGTAGAAACCCAATCGGTAATATCAGTTGGTGTACTATCAACACCATCTAAAAAATATGCTACCTGATGAGATTTAAATTGTTTGTTTAATGATTCAGCAAGAATATCGGCTAATTCGTCTCTGTTTGACATGTAGTTCTCCTAAAAATGAGGTGTGCCGGAAAAAGGAGGAAACCAGCACACCTCGACCACGTGGTTTAAGAATTAAATAACTTATCGAAATCGTCTTCTACATTAGAAGATTTTTTCGTACTAACCATTTCTGGTTCATCTTTAGCTGTTGGTTCTGAACCTTGTGGATTCAAGAAACCTGAAAGATGTTCTTTTAATTCATCATATGTTGGTTCGGCATATAACTCTGTCAAATTAGCTTGATTGTCCAGAAGTTTCTGAAGTGTATCAGAATCATCGGAGAGTGCTGTTTGGTTTGGCTTGACACGAATAGTTGTCTTACCATACTGATTACCAGCTTCAGCAGGTGTTTGTCTTTCGACAACAATATCACGACCAGTTGTAGAGTCTGATATATCACCATAATCTGGATCAGCAATTATACTAAGAAGTTCTTGATAAACAGTTTTACCAAAACCCCAAAATTTAACACCATCACTTTCTTCGCCACGAGCTATAACAGGAACAAAAGTTCTCATTTTAGGTTCAATTCTCTTACCTTGAATCCATTCATCTTTATTGCCAGAAGCTTTAAGCTTGTCAGCAAATTGTTGAACCGGATCAGGTCGTCCAAATGATAGTGGTTCCTCTCTCCC